TTCAGCATTTAGTTCATCTATTGCCGCTATACCAAATGCATTAAGTAGTTCAGTTGCTGTAACAAATGCTTCGCAAGATAGTAGATTAAATTCTATTGAAGGGGTAAGTGGAAGCTATGCAACAACCGGAAGTAATATATTTCAGGGTAATCAAGTAATTACCGGTTCATTATATATTTCACAAGATTTAGTTGTTGCAGGTTCATCTTCAATTCAAAATATTAGTTCATCTGAATTAAATGTTGGGACAAATATTGTAAAAGTAAATGCATTGAATCCATCTATTCGTTTTGGTGGATTATCAGTAATTGATAGTGGGTCATCACCACAAGTTTCTGGTTCATTATTATTTGATTCGATAAATGACCAATGGATATATGTTCATCAGGCAGTAGCTGGGGCATCAATTACTTCTTCAGTATTGTTAATGGGGCCTCAATCATACGATTCTTTAGGTTCAGAATTATATCCTACCACAAATAGATTAGTAAAATCGGTAAACGCTGAACATTTAGGAGATAGTAATATTAGTGATACCGGAACAAAAGTTTCTATAAATTCAAATACTGAGATAACAGGATCAATAGTTTCAACTGTAACACCATTAGTATCAGGTTCTTCTCAAATCAATGGTACTCAAATCACAAACAATACGATTACAATAGCAGGAAATTCAACTGCATTAGGTGGAAGTATAACCGCGGCTACTATATTAAGTGGAACAGGTGTATTCTCTGGTTCAGCACAAATAACAACTTTACCATCGGTAGATACTGATGATTTGGTTGAAGGTGTAACAAACAAATACTATACTGATACAAGAGTAAAAACTAAATTGAATGCTGATAATGTGTTATCAGGTTCTTCACAAGTTTTCTCTGGAATTAGTGGTGACGTTTTAATTGCATCAAATGGTGTTGCGACAATTCAAGCGAATTCAGTAGCATTGGGTAGTGATACAACCGGTGATTATGTAGCAAGTTTGGTAGCGGGAACAAATATAACTCTTTCAAACAATAGTGGTGAGGGAGCAACTCCTACAATTGGATTAACTAATAACTCAATCACAATCGCGGGGCAATCAACATCATTGGGTGGAACGATTACTGCGGCAACAATTGGTAATGCGATTGGGGCATTTAGTGGTTCATCACAAGTGGCTCATAACTCAACAACGGGATATGAAGCGAATAGACACATTGACCATAGTGCGGTTTCTATTAGTGCAGGAACAGGTTTGACAGGAGGGGGTGATATAACTACAACAAGAACTCTTTCAATCGATTCAACTGTTGCTACTTTGACTGGGGCACAAGTTCTTACTAATAAAACAATTAGTGGAGCATCGAATACACTTTCAAATATAGGTAATGGTTCTCTTACTAACTCTTCGGTGACTGTAACCGCAGGAACGGGATTAAGTGGTGGAGGAGCCGTATCATTAGGAAGTTCAGTAACTTTATCAAATGCGGGTGTAACCTCTAATGTTGCCGGAACAGGTATTTCAGTAAGTGGTGCAACCGGAGCAGTAACAATTACAAATACCGGTGTTACTTCAGCAGTAGCTGGGACGGGAGTTGGTGTAAGCGCAGGAACCGGTGCCGTAACAATTTCAATTGGACAAGCAGTAGGAACTTCATCAAACGTTCAGTTTAACTCATTAGGAGTTGGGATGGCCGCATCTGCTACCGCTGGTAGAATTGATGCAACAAACGATGTTGTGGCTTATTCATCTTCAGATAAGAGATTTAAAGATAACATAAAACCTATTGAAAATCCATTAGAAAAAATTAATAGAATTAGTGGTAACACATTTGATTGGAAAGAGGAAAATAAAATAGAACATGGTTATGAAGGAAATGATGTAGGTGTTATCGCACAGGAAATTGAAGCAGTATTACCACAATTAGTTCAAACAAGAGAAAGTGGATATAAGGCAGTTAAATATGATAAGTTAGTCGCTTTATTGATTGAAGGTATAAAAGAACAGCAAATTCAAATCAACGATATGAAAGTTGAAATTGAAAATTTGAAGAAACAAAAAGGTTTATAATAAATGTTTGATGTATATTTTACCACAGGAATAGGTAAAATCAATACCGGAGTAGATATTTGGGTAAATAATTGGTTGAGTGAAATAAGTAAAGACTTAGACACTCAACCGGTTTTACTTATTTATAGAAACAAACCAATTGATTTTAATTTTGAAATACCGATAGAACATTATTGGTATAACGATGAAAGTGGGAATCATAAAGATATATTTGAAGAAAAATTTAGAGAATGTAGAAGATTAAATATTCTACATGCTCATTATACACCATTAGAATTAATAGAAGAAAATTTAGATAAATTATGGAGTTATGTAATTCATAATGATTTATCTAAAGTTTATGTTCAAAGTGGATTATCGGATTTACAATTTGGTTGGATACCACATTATTCGAAGGAATGGGAAAATAAAATTTTAGTTGGTGCTAAAAATAAAATGTGGGTAGGATTGTATGAATTGCATGAAGATGTGTTTAAAGGATATGTTTCGATACCATCTTATTACCAATTTATCCAAAATAAAGAGTTATCAAATTCAAATAAAATAGGATTTACTTCAAGATGTGAAGTAAGAAAAAATCCACATTATTTAGATGGATTAGAAGGTTTTATGTTTACGAATATAAGACCTTTTCAAAAAACTTGGAAAAAGGAATACGATTTAGATTTTTCGAAGTTAAAAAAGATTCAATTTGAGAGCGAATATAGTGATAGGTATTATGAAATGGATTGGGGAATTTCACACTCTGCTTTTAATGCTGAACCATTTGGGTATTCTATATTTCAGAATGTGGATTGGGGAAAGTTACCTATTTTAAGTGAGGATTGGTGTGTTGATATAAATTATAAATTCAGAGCTGATAGTAAAAGAGAATTTGTAAATATTTATAAGAGTATCATACAATTATCTTATGAGGAAAAAGTTGAAGAGTTCAATTCTTTAAAATCGCAACTCATAAATAAGTTTAGTGATAGCACAAATTGGAAAACAAAATTATTAAATATATACAATGCCTAGAGTAAATGGAAATACCCTTTCATTAGGAAATCTTAAAGTGGCAACAGCAGCGGCTGCAAGTTCACTATCTTCTGCAGCAGGAACTACATCAGGACCAATAGCAATGTCACAATTCGGTATTGATTCGGTTGATTCAATAAGTGGATTTACATACGTTAAAGAATCTACCGGTGAAACTTTTACATTAGGATTTACTGATGCAGGTAGTCGTTTTTTAAGCCGTATAGGTAGTGTAACTAATAACTTTACTTGGTCTTTATCAGTAGGTGCAGAATTTTCAATTCAAGCAAATCCTCCATATAATCCAACCGTAACCGCGAATGGAATAGGAAACTCGTCTACTTTGGCGGCACCTACTGCGAGAACACTTTCGGTAAGATTTAGGGATACATTTAATGACCACGCAACAGGATATGATACCGTAAAAGATAAGACTGTTTATAATGTAGATGATTATGCGGGTGCGAGTGGATTGTGTTTACATTTAGATGAAGATGTTTTAATGGCAGATGGAACGACAAAGAAAGCGGGTGATTTAGTAGAGGGTGATATAGTTCGTTCTTACTACCCACCGCATGTTGATACCCTTACCGATTTTAACTTTTATGATTGGACTTATTATACCGCAGGTGGAATAATGGTCGATTCATATGTTAAAGATGTGGCATATACATTTGTGGATAGATGGAACATTGTAACAACAGATAGCGGTTCGGTGAAAGGAAATGGTGAACACCCTATGATGGTTTTTGATATAAACGAAGAAGTTTACAAATTTAAACCATTAGGATTAATTCAAGAAAACGATAGATTTATTAAAGTAAATTTAGATGGTAGTATTGAAGAGGTAAATGTGGTATCAAATACCGTTCAAAACACTACAATAGAGGTTGTTTCAATAGACGTTGAAGAAGTGGATACTTACATAGTAAATGGATTCGTAACCCATAATAAGGGAGCAAACTCATTTGCGGGGTATTCTATTTCAACCACACCAACCGTATCAGTATCAACCGTAACTATTGGGGGTGAAACTTATAGAAGATTAACTCTTTCCCCAAATAATGCAGTAACTTCACCTGGTTCAACTGCAATTACCGCGAACTATTCTTATGAAATACAAATTGCATCAGATAGTGGATTTGGAAGTGTCTTAGCTAACGTATCTTCATATAGTTCTAATACATACGATTACAAAAGTGGAACTGCAATCTATGCTAGGGCTAAGTTAAACTTCGCTGGATTACAAACGGCATTCGGTTCAGCAGGAAACGGATAAAAATAATCAGAAATATTTTCCGAAAATAGGTATAAATATGTGGTTAGTGAAAAAACCTAATATTTATACATATACATTTTATTATATAAACACGCACAAAAATGGAAGTTAAAAAGTTATCGCAAGAAGAGTTACAAGAAATCAATCAAATCAGAAGTGAATACACTACTTTGTATGCTAACATCGGTTTGATTCAGGTAAAAATCAACGAATTGGAAGGGGAGAGTTTAGCCTATTACCAGAGTTTAGAATCTTTGAAATTGAAAGAAACCGAAGTATTTGAAAAACTTAAATCAATTTATGGTAATGGAACAATAGATTTGGAAACCGGAGAATTTAGACCAACAGACGAATAAATGTTGTTTCGTTGTGGATTTTAATATTTATTATAAGATTAACTCAAGAAATTAAATTAGAATTAATATGGCAGAAAAAATTGTATCACCTGGTGTTTTTACGAGAGAAAACGACCTTTCTTTCTTACCACAGGGTATATCACAAATAGGTGCGGCGATAGTTGGGCCGACAGAAAAAGGGCCAGCATTCCAACCAACCCTAATCCAAACACAAGCAGAATATGAGGCTATTTTTGGAACTCCTAAAGATTATTATACCGGATATGCGGTTCAAAACTATCTTAGAGATGCAGGTGCTGTAACCGTAGTAAGAGTAGCGGGAGTAAGTGGTTATTCATTAACTACTGCTTATGAAGTAATTGCCTCTTCTGGTTCAACATCGGCATCGATAGCTATTTTGGCACCAGCTACAAGTTCAAATGATGTAGCACCTTTATTAGAAGGTGGTGTTAATGGAGCTTTTAGAGTATCGGGATCAGGATTGACCGCAGTGAGTGCTAGTGTTATTAAAGCAGATTCAAATACAATTGATGATATATTCGGTGAAACTCCATTTTTCGGAAAGAAACTATATGCATATAATTTCTTCGATATAAGAGAAGCTGGTTCTGCACTAAGTGCTAGTTTTGGAGCGGCATCACTTTCACAAATTACTTTAAGTTTCGCATCAGCATCCACACAAGATTTTAGTGGAACTGCTGATTTACCTGCATATAGTGGAGCAAATACACCTTGGATTTTATCTCAAACATATAATGGTAATAGATACAATTTATTTAAAGTACATACATTAGCAGATGGCGAAGGTGAGAATACAAGATTTAAAATTCAAATCAGTAATATAAAATCATCTAATGGAACTGATTTTGGAACTTTCTCTTTATTGATTAGAGCTTATGCTGATACTGATAAGAGAAAGAGTGTATTAGAACAATACAATAATCTAAATTTAGATCCTACCTCTCCAAACTTTATAGCTAGAAGAATCGGTGATAGAACTATTACAATCGATGCTAATGGAAAGATTACTGAAAATGGTAATTATTCAAATAGAAGTAAATACATAAGAGTGCAGGCAGCGGATGAAGGAACTTATCCTTTAACCGCGATTCCATTTGGACATGCTGGATACGATGTTCCATTTAATGTGGCAACTCCTTCTAGATTCCCAATTGTAACTTACACTTCCGCATCATTAAACTCAACTGTATTCTCTAGTGGTATTGATTACGCAATTACAAATAATAAAAACTATTTCAAACCTCTTCCTGCAAATACAACAACGGGTTCAAATAAAGTGTTTGCATTAGATGGTAGTGGTTCTAATTCAGTTTCAAATGAATATAATATTAATGTAACATCAGGTTCTTCGGAAACAAATAATTCAATTCACATCGCAGAAAGAAACTTTGTTGTGGCTTTGCAGGGAGGATTTAATGGACAAAACCCTACTGTAACAATTAAAAAGGGAGCAGATATAAATGGGACTAATACACAAGGATTTGATTGCTCCACCTCAACAGCAGCAGGCTCAGTATCATATGCAAAAGCATTAAACGCCATTTCAAATCAGGATGAATTTGATATAAACTTATTAATTACACCTGGTATCATAAGACAGTGGCATCCTTATGTAACAACTAAAGCAATTGATGTTTGTGAAACGAGAGAAGATGTATTCTATATTGCTGATTTCGCTGGAGCAGATGCGACAATTGCTGAAGTAGTTGAGCAGGCAGCAGGAGAAGATACTAACTATGCCGGAACTTACTACCCTTGGATTAAAACAATTGATGTAAATACAAATAAATTAGTAGCAGTACCACCTTCAGTATTAATGGCAGGAACATTTGCACAAAATGATAGATTGGGTGCAGAATGGTTCGCACCAGCAGGTTTGAATAGAGGTGGAATTAGTGGAGCTGTGCAAGTAGTAAATAGATTAACGCAATCTGAAAGAGATACATTATACGAAAGTAAAGTAAACCCAATTGCAACATTTCCTGGACAAGGTATTAGTGCATTCGGACAGAAAACTTTACAAGATAAAGCATCTGCATTAGATAGAATTAATGTAAGAAGATTGTTAATTAACTTAAAGAAGTTTGTAGCATCAACATCAAGATTCTTAGTATTCGAACAAAATACTGCACAAACTAGAAGTAAATTCTTAAACACTGTAAACCCTTATTTAGAGAGTGTTCAACAAAGACAAGGTTTATACGCGTTCAGAGTGGTTATGGATGAAACAAATAATACACCAGATGTAATAGATAGAAACATTTTAGCTGGAGCTATCTTCTTACAACCTGCAAAGACTGCGGAATTCATTACAATTGATTTCAACATTCTACCGACAGGAGCAACATTTAATGTATAATTTGAATAAAAGTAATATTTATATAAAAGATTAATATAACATGGCAGAAGTATTAGAATTTAACGAGATGTTCTATACGAACTTCGAACCAAAGATGAAGAATCGTTTCATCTTCGAAGTTGACGGTATCCCTTCATATTTAGTAAAGGCTGGTAACAGACCTACAATTCAATTTGAAAAGGTAACATTAGACCACATCAACATCAAAAGACAGTTAAAAGGTAAAGGTGAGTGGCAAGATTTAGAAATCACTCTTTATGACCCAATTGTTCCATCAGGAGCACAGGCGGTAATGGAGTGGGTAAGAACTTCTCACGAATCTTTGACAGGTAGAGATGGATATGCTGAATTTTACAAAAAAGATGTAGATTTCTATATGTTAGGGCCAGTAGGTGATAAGATTGAACAATGGAAATTAAAAGGAGCATTTATATCGCAAGCTAACTTTGGTGAATTAGATTGGGCGAATGCAACTGACCCGGCAATGATTACCGTAACTTTAACTTACGATTACGCAATATTGGAATTCTAATTACTCTCAATATACATTTCAAAAGGGATACTCAAAAAGTATCCCTTTTTTTGTCATAACTGATTGATTTTCAATAAAAAATTTTTAAAAATATTTTACAAAATGCTTGGAAAATCCAAATATATTTATTATATTTACTATGTAATAAGAGATGAGAGATAACCCTAACCCCCTAAAAATATGAACGACTTCGATTTCTTCACCGTCAATGCTTCCTCTAACCGAATCACTTCGTTGATGAAGCTACCAAATGTAAAACGTAGTAACATTGAACATAGAGTACACTATGGTAGTGGTAAGTTCCCTACCCACCTCTATAAGGTAACGCTTGGTTATTATGATGTGATGGAGTTTGGACACTTCGGAGCGAGAGAAAGAGCTAATAAACATATAGAGGATGTATTGGCTACAAAGCCTGATAATGTTATAATGAGTTTGAAATTTTACTCCAGAGATTAAAAATAAATATGAGAAAATGCTTGGAAAATCCAAATATATTTACTACCTTTATTATGTAATCAAAAGAGATAAGTTATGAAAAATATGATTGATGTAGAATTAACCGAATTGGAACTTAAAGTAATGGAATCTTATGTTTCAATGTTGTACGCTGAACCGGGTTTTTCCGATGTAGATGCGAAAGATATAAGTGAGGATATAGGAATCTCAACCAAAAGTGTTAGAGGTGCGTTGGGTTCGTTGGTTAAAAAAGGAATCATTAGTTTAGATGAGAATGATAGTGGTTATGTTATTATTTACTTAAACAATGCTTATTGGTATTTGGTAAATGAGAATTGGGCTGCTGAAGCTAATATGTATTTGTAATAAAATTTAAAACTTAAAATATAAAAGATATGAACTATTCAGAATTATCAAAATTATCAATTGAAGAATTGCGTAGTATTAATTCGTTAGTAGTGGATTTAATTAAACAAAAACGAACCATTGCTTCATTAGAGAAAAAAGTGGGGTTGAGAGTTGGTATGAATGTTAGGGTAAATCACCCTAAGTTGGCTGGTAAGGAGTTATCTATTAATAAGATTAACCGAACCAAAGCCACTTTAAGTGTAAAGAGTGGGGGTGTGTTTATCGTTCCGATTTCCTTAATTGAAGCGGCATAAGGTAGAATTAAAATAGTAAATGTGTAAAATAGTAGAGAGTAATCTCTACTATTTTTTATTTTTAAAAAACGTTATATATATCTATATACAAAATATAGTTTTATTATGCAAGAACAAAAATACGATTTTCCAACGGAGGTTATATCATTACCATCAGAAGGTAAAGTTTATCCCGAATCTAATCCTCTATCAAAAGGAACGGTTGAAATTAAGTATATGACTGCTAAAGAAGAAGAAATTTTAGCATCACAAAATTTAATTAAAAAAGGAATAGTTTTAGATAAATTATTCGAATCAATTATCGTTGATAAGGATATTAATCCAGCTGATATCATAGTTGGTGATAAAAACGCTATTATGCTAGCAACAAGAATCTTAGCATATGGTCCTTCATATGAAGTTGAGATTTTAAATAGTAGAGACGAAAAGGAAACGGTAAAAATTGATTTATCAAAAGTACAAACAAAGGAAATAGATACATCAATATTAAGAAGAGATAATAGATATAATTTCAAAACCCCATCGGGCTATAATTTAGTGATAAAGTTGTTATCACATGGTGATGAGCAAAAAATCGATGAGGAAATTAAAGCACTTTCTAAGTTGAATAAAAGTGGAGTAAGTGCCGAATTAACAACTAGATATAGATTCATCATAGTTGAAGTTGATGGAAAAACTGATACAAAGAGTATTATAGATTTTATTAATAATAAATTCGTAACAAGAGATACTAGAGCTTTGAGAGAGTTTATAAAAACCTTTCAGCCAGATATAGTAATGGAATATGAATATGAAGACCCCGAGAGTGGAGAAAAGGAGGTACGCCCGATTCCTATGGGCGTAGGGTTTTTTTACCCTTCCATCTAATTATTCAGTAATATTACATTCTCAAATTTTTGATATATGTTATTATGGTAATGGTGGATTCACTCAATCTGAAATCTACAATATGCCAATACATTTGAGAAATTTTTATTACAACAAATTGGTAGATGCTAAAAAGAAAGAAAATGAGGCTAATAATAAAGCTGTAAAAAAATCATCAATGCCAAAAACCCCATCTAAAGTGAGAGTTAATAGATAACTCTCATTTTATTTTATATGATATTTATAAAAGAGATAAACTATTTTAAAATGAAAATCACAAAAACGGAAGCGAAATTATTCAAAGAAACTCATGGTAAGTGGTTAAACGAGAGTAATTTTTTGGCTAAATTCTTTGTAAATAGAGTGAAAAGTGCTTTATTAAATGATAAAGAATTAAAAAAAGCAGTAGAAGATGCTGATAAGCGTGTAGAAGATGTTAAAGATAGAATAGAAAAGATATCGGGAGGAGATAAAGAATTGGTAAAAAAATCTATACCAACGGATGTAAGAAAATTTTTAGGATTAGACTATTAATTATTTTATAATAAATGGCAGAACACGGACATCAAAATAAATCACAACAAGAATATAATGAATTACTTGGAATGACTCAATCTCTTTTGGGAAAGATGAGCGATGCCCTGTCAGAATTGGATTCTCAAACCGATAAGAGAAACAAAAAACTTTCAACACAAATATCTCTTACAAAAGATATAATTAGCGATTTACAAAATGAGAAAGATTTGCAAGCAGCTATCAATCTTTTAACACAGAATGCAAATAATATGTCTTCTCAAAATTTTGGTGTAAATCAAAAGTTATTAAAAAATTATCAATTACAATTAACTGCTTTACAGGGTATATTACAAAAGCAGCAAGATGCGGCAAAAATATTAGGAAGAGTAAATAGTGTTGTAGATGGTGTAAAGGATAAATTTCATGATGTATTTCATGCTATTGATCATGGATTAGGAGATATACCATTTATCGGTGAAAAATTAAAAAATGCATTTCATCCATTCGCTGAAAAATCACAAAGAATGTTTGGATTAGTTGCCGATAAATTTAAAATGAGTTTTAAACGTTCATTTGAATCTTCATTGGTTAGTGGAAAAAGTTTCTCACAGGCTACTTTTGGTGGTATAAAAGCAGGATTAGGAGATGCTGGAAAATTGGCAATGAGATTTGCCGGAATGTTAGGGCCTATTGCAATCGGTATTATTGGCATTGGTGCCGCAATTGGATTGGGATGGCATAGAATGCATGATTTGGAAAAAGCTGCAACCGATTTTAAAACTACAACAGGATTAGCTACTGCCGATTTGCATGAACTTGAATACACTATTAAAAATGTTAGTAATAAGTTTGGAGTATTAGGTGTTAGTGCGGAAGATGTTGGTAAAATAATGAGTGATTTTACTACTGCAATGGATGGGATGTCAATACCCGCAGAAAGTACTGTTGCGGCATTAGCAGTAATGAGTAAAAACTTTGGTGTGAATGCAAAAAGTGCTTCAGGTAATCAAAGATATGGCAGAAAATGCCGGAGAAGCATATCAATATTTTAGAGGTTCACCACAGGAATTAGTAAAAGCAGCAGTTTATGCAGCTAAAATGGGTGCTTCTATTAAAGATATGACCGCAAGCGCTAATAAACTTTTAGACTTTGAAGAAAGTATATCAAAAGAATTAGAAGCATCTGCATTATTAGGAACTAACTTAGATTTTTCAAAAGCTAGAGAGTTGGCATTTACCGGAGATTTGTTAGGAATGCAAAAAGAACTAACAAAAGAATTGGCAAGTGTTGGAGATATCAGTAAGATGTCTACATATGAGAAACAGGCATTAGTAGATGCTACCGGTCAAGAATTAGATACTTTGATGAATACTCAAAGAATTTATAATAAGTTTGGTAGTTTAGATGATGCAAGATTGGCAGCGGCAAATGATTTAATTGCAAGTGGTAAAGATATTGCAGATGTAAGTGAAGCAGATTTAGAAGCCCAAACTGAAAGATTGGCTAAACAACAAAAGATGCAAGATGCTATGGGATCACTCAAAAATAGTATGAGTGCAATCGGAACGGCATTTACCGATTTGTTTGCACCAATGGCATCGATGTTTTTAATAGGATTATCACAAGTGGCCAAATTCTTAGCAGGTGTATTAGTTCCAACATTAAATTTTATAGGTTCTTTAATTAAAACTGTTTTTTCTCCGATAGGATATTTGGTTGGTACCGTAAAGGCATTGGTAGAAGATGGTTTTGGAGGAATGGTTAAAAAATTACAAGAAATGGGGCCTGTGATGGCTACAATTGTTGGATTAGTTGGTACGTTAGCAGCGATATGGGTTATTAGTATTTTACCCACTGTAATTGCAACCGTATCTAGTTTGGCTATTGGATTATTAGGAGCATTGTTTGCTGGTATTGCAGCAGTTTGGACATTTGCAGCAGGTTTAATAACATCTGCCATCGCAGCAATTAGTACGATGTCTGCATTAACATTAGGTATCGGTGCAATTGCAATTATAGGTGGTATTGCGGCTGGAGCAGCTGCAATGAATAGTCAAACCGAAGGAGCTACTACAAAAGCTGAAAGTGTACAAGATGGTGTTATTTCACCAGGTGGTAATGTAATTTCTACTTCACCGGATGATTTCTTAATAGCAACAAAAAATCCAGGTGCATTAGCAGATACGGTGAGTCAAGGTGGAGGGACTTCTATGGAAGGAGTTATTGCTGAATTAAGAGAATTAAAAGCAGCATTTATGGCAAATAGAAATGTGTACATAGATGGTCAATTAGTTACATCTAAAATTGCAAGTGTTGCAAGTAAAAATCCAGTAACCTAATTAAGATGCCTACAATATTAGAATTATTTAAATCTTCTAAAGAGAATAAACAAATACCTCAAAATAAGGCAACTTCTTATATTGCTGATAGAGGTCAATTTCTTATTGATAGAGAAAACAAATTAGGAAACTCTATTGAAAAGAGATTTGATCCTTTAAGAGAAACTGCATTAGAGCAGGAATTGAGTGGATTGAGACCTATGAGGTTAGTTAATTCACCGACATTGTACGGAACTGAAATAATAAGAATTACAACTCAAAAAACATCTGATGTTGATGCAATGAAACTTTCTAAAAATCCTAATCAACAAATCAGTTTAGGTAAAATAGGAAAGTTTATAGAAAAAGGAATTGGGTTTGTAAATAAAACATTAGGAACTCCTCAGAATGTTTTTCCAACTTATGTAATTAATACAAAAGAATTTAAGGAAGGAAGAACTCCTAATAAAATGATTGATTTAGCAGAAATCAGAAAAGATGCCAGAGGGTCACAATTAGGTAGATTTTTGAAAGATACTGGTGCGGGAACTCCGAATCAATTGGCTAAACAATCATTCGGAAAAGGAATTAATTTAGCAAAGAGTGCGATAAGAAGTGCATTATTGGGTAGTAGAGTTATTCCCGTAACATCTGGAAGTTTAGATAATTTTAATCAAAAATACTTCGAAGATGAGAACGGAGGAACATATTCTGATTCGATGAAGGATTTAACATTAGGAGGTTCTTTACAATCATTCGATATATCAAAAGTTTCACCTGTTTTTGGATTAGATAGAAGTGTAGATGGGGGTCTATTTGGAACACCGCGAAGATTTGCAAATAGAGAAATCGTATATGGATTCCAATTATCTCAAAATACATCTCACCAAAAAAGAGGAGAGCCTTCACAAAAAGATTTAATTGATAAGTTTAATACACCGGATAGGGGTTATTCATTTGGTAGAAAAGCTAGTGAATTAAACGATGAAGCAAAAAAGAAAAAGTTTCAAGAAAATGAGATTCTACGATTTATTAAACCTAATTATTTACTAAAAAATAATTGGAAAAAAGATAGGTACTCGACTGATACTACTAAAAGATCATATCATAATAATACTGAAAAAGTATATGATAATAAATTAGATAACAGAAGAGGTTTATTTTCAGATAGAGATATTTTAAATCAAACTGGAAGATTAGCTGAATCTGAATTAAAGACAATAAAATATAATGGTAGAACATTAGATGAAGTTGATTTAATACCATTAAAATTTCAAAGAGTAAATGATGGTGCATCTGTCTTTTTCAGAGCCACAATGACAGGATTTAACGAACAATTTTCTCCGAGTTGGGAAAATACAAAAATGTTAGGTTCACCATTTAGTTTTTACAATTATAGCGGAATAGAAAGAAAGGTAAGTTTTAACTTAAAGGCCTATTCAATGTCTCAGGCTGAATTAGTAATGATGTGGAGAAGATTGGAATTTTTAGCTCATTGCACATATCCATATCAATACAATGCAGGTATAGTAGAACCTACTTTATTATATTTTACATATGGAAATATTTACAACAAAAAAGCCTGTTTTGTTGATAGTTTATCATATTCAATAGAAGATGCAGAAAATCTTTGGGAATTAGGTGGTGGATTATTAAAGACAAAAGCCGGAACATATAATACTGAATTTGGCAAGAAATTTTACGGTGGTGCTTTAAATGGTGAAGAAAATTCAAAAGAAAATGGTAAAGGTGCAAAGGTTAGTGAACTTGGATTAGATGTTCAATCTGATGCATCTGGAGTGTATCCAGCTAGGGCGACTCGAATTGAGGGAAATGAGATATATGATAAAAATTTAAAACGTTCAAATATTGTAAATACTGAAATACAACGAAATCAGGTAAGTAATGGTAATTATAATATGGATAACTATAAATTACCTAAAATTATAAGTATAACCACAACACTTACATTCATAGAAACAAAAGCTACTACTGATTTCAATCTTTATGGATACGGTAAAAAAGTAATGTAATGAGATATAACTTAAAAAATATAAAGAGATTGGATGATGGTAAAAAGGTGTTAAAGACATCTATACCCAAAACTATTCCCAAAAAGGATGATGATATATACATTATTACACAAGAAACTGATAGATTAGATTTATTAGCAAATGAATTTTATAAAGATAGTTCCTTATGGTGGATTATCGCTACCGCTAATAATTTGAATGGTGTAAATATTGGGTTAGAAGCAGGATTGCAATTAAGAATTCCGAAAAATAAATTTGATATAATAAATCAATACTAATGGCGTTTCCTTTTTATAAAAGTATAGATTCATATATAGTAAGTGAGTTAAGGGCTAGATCATCAGAAAATAATGTTCAGCTATCAAAATTAGTGCCTTGGATTAAAGCAACAACAAGTTTAGAAGGAAGGTATTCAATAGGAACTGATTCGTATTCAACTTTATTTGATGGTAGTTCAACTGATGCTTATCGTAATACTTCTGAATGGAGATATAGACCTAATCCCATCATAACGGATTTCTCTGTGGATTTTGCTAGTAGGGGAACGTTGAGGAGATGCACATTAAAAATAAAATGTTTTACACCGGAGCAATTAAGATTGATTCAACAAAATTTTTTAGAACCCGGTATAAGTGTGTATGTTCAATGGGGTTGGAATTATTCAGTTAGAACAAATAAAGCAATTGGGCCAACTGATGTAAGTGCGGGTACTGTTCAAAAATACAATAGAAATGCAGCTGAATTAAATAGTATAAGAGCGGCCAATCAAGGTTGTTATGATAATTTCGTTGGAATAATCGGTGGAGGAGAATCAACTATATCTGGATTAGAATTTGATGTTGATGTAAAGATGGTTTCGTTAGGAGAAATTTTAATGGGAAAAAGTGGAGAAACTGTAACACCGACAACAACTGCCGAACCTATAAAACCATTAAGCCATCCGTGGTAATTTGACATTTAAGGGAAAATCTTTTGAAGCAGCTGATGCTGATAATCCAATCAATGGGGGTAAATTTATGAGTTTTGATGCATTTATTAAATTGATGAATGCAGCTAGAATTAAGTTAAGTTCGGCTAATGTTGATTTCTCAATAGACATTTCAAACACTTATATTGGTGGATTTTCTAGAATTTTTTCTACCGATGAAAGAATTTTTATTCCTAATTCGACTTGTTACAATTATTTGGACGATATTATTTTATTAAATCCATCCGGTGCTCCATCCGGAACTGCATTGGATACATCAGTAAATGGTAGATCATTTCCAAAGACCGGTGCTACTACGGTGACATTCGAAGGTCAATCGGTAACTTTGCCAGCCGGTAAACATGGTTGGATTGGGGATGTTTATATCGAAAATGAAATGGCAATGGAGGCATTAAAGGATCAAACCACTCCAATAAAAGAAGTTTTAGATGGTGTTTTAAAAAAAATGGAAGAAGCAGTAGAAGGGCTTTGGTCGTTTCAAATACTAGAAGATAATTCAGGTACAACAAAATTAAGAATTGCTGATGCAAATTTAAGAAATGTAAGAAGTGGAAATGGTGGATCAAATGTTGAAGTATTTGATATGTTTGGGACAAATAGTTTCTTTTTAAATGCGAGTTTTAATTTAGACATTCCGAAAGAAATGGCTAGTAAAGTGTATATGGAAAAATCAGTTGATAACGTTCAATCAACCAATGAATTGACTGGAATATTTTCATCTAAAAAAGATGTTGTATTAGGAAAATTGAATAAAGAAGCATATGATTCTACCGTAAAAACTCCGGAGGAAGAAGACCCTAAACAAAAATGGATTGAATTCCGAAGAAATATAAAATTATTAGTAAACCCCAAAATAATTTCAGTTGCAGATATAGAAGATGGTAATATGGATGAATGGGCGATATGTGGTAGTTTCTTAAATAAAAGAAAATTTAACGACATAAGAAAAGCAGATTTGGGATATACCGGAGGGGGTGAAGTTTATAATGGAAGAACTTTACCAGTAGGATTTGATTTTAGTGTATTAGGTATGAGTGGTTTCCAAGTCGGTCATCTATTTAGTGTAAAGGGGTTACCTCCACAATATGGTATTGGAAGAGGAGCATTTCAGGTAGAAGAAATAACCCACAAAATTGATGGTAAGCAATGGGTTACGGATGTTAAGAGTCATTTTAGACCTTTTTATAAGTAAATTATGATTGATAATTATAAAAAATTAAAAACAATACCTATTAAGAATAGAACACCTAAAGCATATTTCCCTAATCCAAATAATAGAGATTATGAAATAGGTTTTATTAGAAGGTATTTTACTCAAATGAGAGCTACACCCGGTGCACCTATATTTGAAATAAGTGAGGATACATATGCTGATTATTCAGATACTCCTTATTATGTTGGTGTAAAAATAAATTGGAAAATTACCGGTGATTTAGAAGATACATATACTGAAAATGGTGAATATATCCCATCGGTTCATACTGTAAATTCATTATCAATTATAGAAGGAGAAAAAATAATACCAGAATTGAATTTATATTTGGTAAATACAAAACAATTTCATAGATTAGTATAGTTATAAATAAACAACAAAGTTATATGGCAAATTTTAAACATCTATCGGATTTAGAAATCCAACAAATGACCTTCGATTGGAGGTATAGAGGTTTCACCACTTTAGATTTATTAACTGAAGAAGAGTGTGATGAAATCAACGATGAATTAGAAAGATTAAGACAGGAAAGAAAAGGAACACTAACACCAGAAGGAAAAGATTGGGGTGAGTGGGATCCATTTGCATATCCACATAAGATTTCTGAAAAATTAGAAAAATTATTTGTTCATCCAAAGATTATCGAGGCGTGTGAATTCTTAATGGAAGGTGAGATAGTTGGTATGCAAACTTGGGCATACTTTAAACCACCGGGACAATTGGGTAGAGATATGCACCAAAATGCATTCTATACAGGATGTGGACACAACGAAATTATCAATACTGCATTGGCTTTAGATAATCATGACGCGGGGAATGGGGCAGTATGGAATTACGAAGGTTCTCATAGATTACCAACCTTACCAATTGAAGTTGATGAGGAGAGAACAAAAACTAACCCATCATTTTGGAGAAACGAAAGAGGTAAACCGTGTGTAATGCCGGAGGGACATGATTTTCGTAAAGTAGAAGGAGTTCTTAAAAAGGGACAAGTTGTATTATTACATTCTCATTGTGTGCATGGTTCAGAAGCGAATGACTCAAAGAGATTCAGAAGAAACTTTTTAGGTGGTTACTTAAAAAAAGGAGCATACTTCAATCAGGGTTCACATATGAAAAGAGAGCCAATCGAATTGAAACCTTTGCAAGAAAAGTATTGGAATTCTTAAAAATTATTCGTATATTTGTTTCCTATGGTAAAATTCGTAGAGAACAAACAAAGCGGTAAAGAATTTCTAAAAGAATACACTTCTAAAAAAAGTGTAATATTTCCCTTATTCCAAAATAGAAAAGAGCACCCCATAGTGAATAAACTATTGGGTGCTTTTGTTTTTATCGGTGATGATTGTTATGTTTTAACGAATGGACATAATGATGTGGTAGATGCACCATTAGGAGCATTGACTTCGGGCGATGCACCTAAATTTATATTTGATAGTAAATGGTTTCTACATCAGTTAAACCTACCAAACTCACATAGTGTAGATGTATTGTATCATCTTAAAGAATTCAAAACATTTGAGTATGATATGATATATAATTCTTTTACAAAGGGGTATCGGAATAGAGATGATTTAAGTTTTATACCAATCAGCACACTCATTAAATATGTAACTGATTTTGTAAAAGAAAACATTAAGTATGCGGATACAAAGGGGGTTGGGGGTTATGAGTTTTACAATCATTTAGTCCTACCTGAATTCCAAAAGATAGAGGGGAATGGAATACCAACTACATTTGGATATGAATACTCCCTCTACAACAACTTTACAACCACAGGGCGACCTTCAAATACTTTCGGAGGGGTAAACTACTCCGCACTAAATAAATCGGATGGCAGTAGAGATTATATCGTTTCTAAAAGGGGTGAATTAGTTCAATACGATTTCGATGGATACCACGTCCGTCTGATAGCAAATTTAGTAGGAGAATCTATACCCGAAGATTCCGCACATGAATGGTTGGGCAAACAATATTTTGGGAAAACCGTATTAAGTGATGAGGATTACCTTAATAGTAAGAAACTTACTTTCCAACAATTATATGGTGGGATAGATGTAGAAAATTTAGAAATACCATTCTTCCAAAAGACGGATGTATTCATTAAGGAGATGTATAAGAGGTTTTTGATTAATGGTTATTTGGAAACAAAGGTTGGAAAAAGAATTCCTTTCCAAAGAATTGATAACCATAATCCGCAAAAGGTATTTAACTATTATTTGCAATCGCTGGAAACCGAAACAAATGCATTTTTAATTAAAAAGATTAATAAATTACTTAAATACAAAGAAACCAAATTGGTTTTATATACCTATGATTCGTTTTTATTCGATGTTGATGATGGGGAAACAGCTATTTTAGATGAAATAAAAGCAATTTTGGAAACCATTGCTCCGATTGAAGTGTTAAAAAGTAAGACTTATGGAAATATTTAATACTTATATGTGAGAAAAAGTATTAATTATTTTTAAATGAAAACACAGTTACTATGCACATTTGCGGAGACGGATAGTTTACAAGATATACTTCAAAAAGTTAGAGAAAACTATAAAATTGTTTACAACTATATCTACATCCTGCAAAATAAAACTTCGTTAGAAGAGTTATATATAACTTATAATATAGATGTTGATTTTAGGCCGCCGGTTCAATTAGAAAATACGATTTTAGTTCATCGTAAAAAACAATCAAACACACTATATACTATTAACGCTTTAAACCAACTTATTAAAGAAGAAAATGGTGGAGTGTTAGATACAAATTTTTCATTAGATTGGGATAAATTTAAAAACTCAATCATTCTAACCGGAGCGACTGGTATTAGAAAGATACCGACAAGAATATTCCAAAAGATTGAATTCAATTAATAGAAAAAATGATTGATGTTAATAAAATAATAGATGAAATTTTATTAGAGCATTCTCAAAAATACCCTATACCTTCGTTGAAAGAAAAGGTGCAGGTTGAGAATCTAATAGAGTGTTGTTACAAGTTAGGATATGGACGATATGCGGGAATCATATCTGAAATTTTTATTAATGAAGCCGAACCCCCAAAAAAGCCGCAGAGTGATGGTGAAGGTGAATCAAAAGATTTTCCTGGTAAGTTTCATTTAGGGGGTGGTTACTATTCATCCAAAGAAGGTGGGGAAGTAGAATTTAAAAACGATAACGGTAATTTAAGACCCGTAACTCCAGAAGAAAAAGCAGAGTTTGAAAAAAAATTAGGTGGAGGAGATGAAAAAGAGCCAACTGATTCTAAACAACCAACCGAACAACCACCTGCAGAAAAAAGTCCGGAAGAAAAAGAAAAAGAAGATGCAATTAAAAGTGAACCCGAAAAGGTTTTAAACAATCCTGATGCATCGGCGAGAGATAGAGCGAGAGCAGGTTCATCAAAGAGAAAAAGGGATATATTAAAAGCAAAGCAAAAGGATGATCCTGAATTTCAAGCCGAATTAAAAAAGAAGGTTACTGAAAAAAATGAGGAGATTGCAAAAGAATTGACATCTCAAAAGGATAGTGATGGGAATATGTTGGATGCTGAAACAACTGAAAACGGTTCTCTACTTATCGGAGTTGAGCATGGTGAGGGGAATGAAAGCACAAAGAATACAATAGAAAAGATTAAATCCTTACCAAAAGATGCAAAAGTAATGTTTGTTGGTGAAGGTGGAGTTGGTTTAGGTGATGATGGTAAAATTGATTTTGTTGGAGAGCAGGCTGAATTAAGAGACGCGTGTTTAGAACATTTTGATAATGCCAAAGAAGAGAGTTGGGATGAAAATGGTGATGTAAGGAATTCCGATTCACCTATTTTTGATGATATAGCCAAATCATTTGATGGTAATAAAGAAAAGGCAATGGCATCGGTTTGGACAAATATGGTTGGACAGGGAGATGATTTGGATGCCGATGATTACCTTACTGATGAAACGAAAGAATGGATTAAGGGAGAAGCGAGAAAAGGTGGAAGTAAAGAGTTTGATGGTGATGTAGATTGGAATAACCTTACATTAGAACAAAAAGAAGACCTATATCAACTTAATTATAGAGATGATCAGAACTATGGTGAAACTGATTTATCCAAAGGTCAAAAGGCATTTAATGATTATAGACAAAAGGAGTTAGATAGAAAAATAAAAGAAGGGGAAGAAAAAGGATACACTGTAATTGCTACGATGGGTAATTCTCACGTTGGAATGTGGAGAGAAAGAAATAAGAAAAAAGATGAAACTTTTAAACCCCAATCCTTACGAAATTTACAAAAAGAATTACCCGATGCTGATAAAGAAGTATTCAGTAAAGAATCTGATTTAGATAAAATACCTGCCGATAAGAGAGAAGAAATTTCTATGAAGATTGATGAGTTGGCGGATAAAGCGAATAAGGGTGAAGATTTTAACCTTTGCCAGGTAACAGTTCCTGGTACAAACTTATATTGTGATGATAATCAAGGAATTCCGAGAGAAGAGATGCCACAATTCAAAGGCAAACCCTTACCTGGAACTCCCGCTGAAGAACTTCCGAAAGATAGTAAAGGTGAAGTAGATACCGAACCTCTTTTCAAAAAAATGTTAAAGGAGAAGGGTATTAAAACCGTTGAAACCGAATTACCTTCCGATAAATTAAAAGCAACTCAAAGTGAATTAGTTGGTAGTAAAGTAGCAGGAATGACGAAGGCGTTAGAAGAAGACCCTCAAAATCCTGGTATTACTGCACCAATTTATGTAAGTAGAGATGGATTCGTAATCGATGGACACCATAGATGGGCAGCCGTTACATCTGCGGCTATTAAAGCTGGGAAACCTGCCAATATGAAGGTGATTGTAGTGGATATGGATATAAAAGATGCCATCCCAATGTGTAAACGAAAAGTTTATAGGTCTATTGTTCGAAGAAACTGTTACAAAGCAATTACCTGGTGGGGATGAAATTAGAGTAACACCAATTGATGTTGAGGATCAACCTGAGGCAACTCAAAAAGCGGATGCGGAAGATGTGACAACAGAAGCTCCCGAATCATTTAAAGCCGCATTAAGTTCAACCGCTGGAAAAAAGGGTGAAGAATTTATTGCTAAGAAGAAAAAAGATTTGAGTAAATTGGTTACACAAATGCTTACTGATGGTAAATTAAATTTAATTGGTGAGGATGGGAAACCTATTTCAATTGAAGAAGATGTCTTACAGTCATTAGTAGAAAAGGTTTTTAATGGTGAAGATTTATCAGATGGTGAAAAAGAAACATTTAATCAAGTCTTTAAATTTGTTACTACTGTATCTGGTGACGTTAAAATATATGTTGCTAACAAAATAGCTGGTAGGCATCCACAACAAGGATATAAGAGTATTGAATTAAAGAAAAAGAATGTAGCTATGGGTGAAGCCGTTAGGGCATTCGCTTTAAAAAATGGATTGAATGTAGGTAGATCTTCCGAAGGAGCTATTGGTAAAAAGGTATTGAATCCAAAGAAAATGGCGAGTTCGGTAAATCCTGATGCCCGTTTATTGGCGTTACAAACAATGGCCTATAATCAGAAATTAGGTGATTTGGCCAAAATAGGTGAAGAGTCAGGAGGTAAAATACCTATGGCAAATTTCGGAGATGTAACAAATCCAGAAGGCCGTAAACAAACCGCCAATAATATAATAGATGGTGCAATCAAACGCTTTACAACTGAATTGGAAGAGTATGGAAAAATGTTTGGTAAAGAAAATCTTCCAGATACACCTGAAAATAAAAAAGTATTTGATACTCTAAATAAATTAAAAGAATTAAATACTAATAGTGATTTAGAAAACGATGAAACCGCGAGAGAGGAGTATAAGAAATTATTGAATCAACTATTAGTAGATATGGGAAATTCAAGAGATTTCAAAGATGCGGTAGCAGATTTTGCGGAAATTAAAGCAGGATTACAATTCTTATCAGAAGGTAAGCAAGTTTATTTCCCTGCATCAGAAAATTTTCAAACTGCTGATATAATTGTAATGCCAGATGAATTTAATGTGAAGCCAAAAGATGGGCAAACTATGGAAGAGGCTATTGCAGAGAACTTACAATTCTATGCCGTTACCGTTACATTCGTTGGAGGATTGAGTGTTAAGTATAAAGGTGGTGGTGGTTCTGCTAATTATTCAAAAATTTTGCAGACAGTTTATAAGAATCCTGAAACACAAGAAAAATTATTAGGTATTCAATCTATATATTCATTAGCGTATCCAAAGGATAAAAAGG